TCAGCCGAGTTGTGTACTTCGTCGAAAACCACGAGACAAAGGGAGTCCATAACCAACTAAACAAATTTGGTCTAATGCGAACAGGACAACGGATTCAAACCCCTGTCCTTCGGCGAGCCTCACCTCCTTGAGCCACGCGGTGTCCGGGTCGCTGACACCTACCAGATGACTCCGCTGCGCCGGCGTGAACCCGAGGCCGTTTACCAAATTCATGGATGCAAAACTCAGGTCTAAATTGTGGTCGTAGGTGTAAGTAAAGCTCTCCGTCTTCAAGCAATTCAGATTGGCAGGCGTCCAGTCGCTCGTCGGGTAATTGATGACCAGGGTCAGCGGAGCATTGTTCACGTCGGGAGGATACAGAACTTCGAAGCGACAATTCGGATACGTGGATCGAACGAAGCCGCGGATCTGTGCAGTGAAACTGCCAATCAAGCCCGGCAAGAAAGCGGCTTCCTGTGGAATTGTCGTTGGATCCACGCCGGTGTTCGTGATCACCGCCATCGCCCTGCCATACTGCGTTTCAAAAGTGCTGGTGGTGTAGGCGTCGTAGAAGGGCATTCCCGAAACCGCGCCCGTAATCACTGTAATGTTGGGAAAGTACCACCACTGCACTTCACCGAACTGCAGATAAGGCGTCAGCCCCGCGGCATTCATGACGGTCGCCATGTCGAGGTATACCTGTTGCCAAAACGTCGCGCTGGTCGGCGAAAAATTGGTTTGCAGCGCGGGAGTGCTGACCACCACCGCAGTTTGATCGGGATAACGCTGCGCGATGCCTGCACCGGTCGATGGATCACCGTTGCCAAGCTCCGTACTGAACGACGCCGTGACATCGAATCCGTAGCCTGCGAGCGCCTGAAAATAGCTCTCACTCCAGTCGCGTACCGCGCGGTTCAGTCGCGGCGTGGCTACAAGGTCCGTGTACCAGTTGCCGTCCACGCCACCTGAAAAGGTAGTGAATGTCGTACTTCCAACGGTGATCGTGGCGGTTCCAGAAAGGACCAGCGTCAGGTGGGTGGTGGGGGCGCTGGTCGAAATCGTGATCAAGTTGCCATCCGTGCCCATAGAGCGCGAATGGATGGTGAGCTGGCTCCCGCTGGCCTGCGCCCAAACCGCCGTGTAACCACTATTGAGCAGCATCGCAAAGGCTGTGGCCAGCGTCTCCGTCGTATCGCCGATCAGATTCAAGTGTTCGATCGTGGTTGGCGACACTGTGGGATGATCGGCTCTGCCAAGGAGAATGCTCGTAATGTTATTCGCGTCAGGAGCGCCGGAAAATGTGACGATGGCCGACGCGTACTGCTGTCCGGCGCAGATCAGCTCATAAAACCACAGCGCTCCTGCGTAGTGATTTACTCGCGCTCGGAAGCCCAGGTTGTAAATCATCCACGCCGTCCGCTCGGGCGCCAGCGCTATCGAGTGAAGCGTATCCCAGTCCGTGGCGGCAGCAAGTTTCAGCTCGCTTGCCTCAGTGGGGAGGATCGTCGCGGGAATGGCTATTTCTAAAAAATCAAAATAGAAGTAAGCTCCGGTGTCGCCATCATGCGTCACCGTCACCGTATGCGTGCCAACCGCGAACTGGCCCAAGGGCGTTCGAATCAAAACGTCTTCGCCCAGGTTTAAGTTGATCGTCAACGGACTCACTGCATCAACCACAATGGAGATCTGAGCAATGAGTGTGCCTGAGTCTACGAGCCGGGTTCCCAGGTACAAGCTATGGCTTTGAGCCGATGTGTACGTGCAACTAACACTCGAAGTTGGCACGCTCGTATAGTGGATTGTGCCACCCGAGGAGTTCCCGTCACTGCTGCCCCACGTCCCTGTATACTGCAGCTGATTCGAATCGTCTTCGATGCGCCGGCTACCCGGACCGGCGATCGAATAGCCCTGGCCACTGCCGGTGACGGTCCAGTTCGATACCACTACTTGAAACTCACTACGGACAAAAGCACCGGTTTGCAGATCCGCAGCATAGGTCCATCGCAGTTTGCGCACGGCGTTGACCGGAACCGCAACCAACGTGGGATCGCTGCTGCCCACAACGGATCCCGTCAACGAAGCGAATGGCAAGGTGATCTGCCATTGAGACGGCGACATCCCACCGGAAAACTGTTTCGAGGCCGCGTCCCATTCTTCTGTCTGGCTACCTGAAACGTAACTGTAAACCCCGATTCGATTACCATTCGCTCCTGCGGCCCCTAGGTACGTAATCGTAATCGTCGTGCCGGTCCCAGGCCAGGAAGCTGACATCGTTGTTGAAAAGGCATTGATCCCTTGGCAAATATTGTCGATCGCCGTCTCCAGCGTGTCGCCCCCATTCATCAGATACGGATAGTGCTCCGAAAGAAATGCGAGCCCGACATAGTCTCCGGCCGTCACAGTCCCACCCAGCGTGAACTGCACGGTGGATGGCAGATAACTTCCGGCGATTGCCGTTTTATAGCTGGTCAGCGGCACCTCGTAGACTTGTTCAACGCCTGATTGTGTCGCCCAAATTCGCAGAAAAGGCCAATCAACAGTGGGGAACAAATCTGAGTCCAATGGGATACAGTTCTCGCGTGTCTCTTGATAACTCAACGTCAGTCCGCTGAGATCGCCATCGGGCAAATAGCGAAACGCGGGATGCTCAAATACGTTGTCGCGATTCCACTCAATCACGGCCCAATCAAACTGCTGCCGCCATGTGCCTGATACCGTGTAGCCGGTTGCGCTGGTTTCGCTCAGCGCGGCCACAGCCGAGGGTTCGAAGAAATAGCATTGCAGGTCCCGGTCGGGTTGCAGCTTTTGCAAAGTCTCGGACATATGTCAAACGCTCTACAGTCGGATCGTCACGGTTAGATCGCTACCCGGCGCCGTATTGGCCGTCTGCACCACGTGCGTAATGTTCAGACCTATGGTGGCCTGCGCCTCCAATGGCCCAAGCGCAAATCCATCCACGGGGGTCGATACGGTAGCTAGAGCGGCGATTGTAAGTTCGCAATAGAGCTGCCCGTTCTGGGTCACTTGCATGGTGATTGGATCCGTGGAGGGCGCGTCCTGCACCACAGCATAAACATCTCGTACCGAACAGGAAGTCTCCACCAACAGCGGGGGCGCCGCGTTGGTCTGAATCGCCAACGGACCCTCCACTTGGATGGTTAGTTGCCCTCCCAAAAGACTCCGCAAACCGAAATCCGAAGTACTCGTAAATGACTCGGCGGCCACGCTGCTGTTGCCCCGCGAGTTAGTCATGAACAGGTCGGCGGCAGCGATCCGAACATCGGGAATCGTGATGGGAAATGCGTAGCTTCCGCTGGCGGGACTTCCAAAGAAATCCTGTGCGAACGGCATGATGAAAATCTTCTTGGCGAGAAAATACACCCCTGTTGTCGGAACCGCGCTGTGAGCCGCCGCAGCGGTACCGTGAGAGCCGCGTAGGACCGGAACCGTCGTACTGCTCGTGAGATTCTGTTGGACAACCATCACCTCCGCGTCAATCTGCACCAGGTCTCCGCTGGATGCCGATACTGCCGTGGCGACAGCGAATGAAGTATCGCTCGTCCCCATTGCGGCGCTCAGCAAAATCGTCGAAGGCCCCTGCAATTCGTCCCAATACGCCAGGGTCAAAGTGCCCGCGCTGATGGATCGCGTATTGGTTAAGTCAGTGAAAGCAATTCCCAGCACCTCAATGCTGCCGGCTCCAATTGGATTGAGGCCGAAGGTGGGCTGTCCGGGAACGTCGGTGTCAAGCGCCGTGCCCGTGGCCCCCAAGATCGTCCAGCGAGTAAGTGGCGACAATTCGTACGCGCATTCCTCGTCCAAGATGTTCGCCGCGCGCCCGGAAACGTGAATCGTCACCCCTTCGCGATTCGGCACTGCAAACGAAACCGGCGATGCATTGCTCGAAGCTCCGAACTGCCAAGCCGAACCGGCAATCAGGAAAGAGCTCGTGGTATCCGGCTGGATGCTCCATTGAGTCGTGACGGTAAGCGTACTCGCGGTATTAGAAGCTATAATCCGTTCCTGCCCTGCCCCTGTCCCGGTAGTGATTCGCACCGTGGCGCCGTTGTAAAGGTTCAGCACCATATTGAGAGTGCTGTTGCCAATAGTCGTCGCGGAGTCTATATTCACCGCCTCCGGAGGTTGGAGCTCCAGGCGCCAATAGAAGTTCGCGTGGTCGAAATTGGGGTCCGGCGGACCTTGCAACGTTGCCGTCCATCCCGTATCGACAAACTGACCGGCAATCGCGACGCCGCTTGCAATCCGCAATATTTGTGTAGGATTGGGGCCACGGTAAACATTAAAGGAAACGGCGGCCGGCGAAAAGCTGAGACTCACCAGAGTAACTTGATTCGTGTTGACACCGGCCGGCACATTCGCCATGGCAACAAAGGAAAGTCCGCTCTCGGCGCCGTTGGCATCCACTGCACTAATTCCGTAATAGAGCGTTTGCCCTCCCGCCAACGTTCCACCGGTATTGCTCACCTGAGCGTTCAGTCCCATCAAAGGGATGCCCGCTGAGCTTGCCGCGGGCATGGCAGGAACGACAAATGAGACCGACAGGTTCGTGGCGACGGTACCGTCTGTGCTCGCCGTCTCGGTTTCTGAAATTCCAAACTGTTCCACGCCGCTGCCATCCAGCAGGCTACCCACAAGCGGCCTGGGAAGTCCTACTTCGAAGGCGCCTTGACGCCCTGGACCGGCACCGTCCGAGTTGACCACGGTGTACCAAGCGTCGTCATGGATCTGTGCAGTGATGGCAGCCGTCATGAAATTCAAGCCGGGAGATAACTTGGTAATGCGGAATGGCTGCCTGCTGAAGCCTTCCCTTGCATAAGTCAACGTGATGATGTCTCCCGGCTTTAAGCCCACCCCTTTCACACTAGTTTCAAATTGAACGTAAGTGTTACCGTTCACCGATTTGTATAGCTGAAGCGCGGCCGCCCGGTTCGCTTGATCGAAATTTGGCAGGCCCAGCGCCGTGAGCGTAGCGGTAACGTCCTGCCCTGTCGCCAAGAAATCATCGATATCCACCAACGATAGGCTGTCTTGTTGGTAGTCGTTAAACTCGTCTTGAAATTCAATTGTGTAGTGGTTCGGGCTATTGGCGATGCTCTGCGACGTTACGGTGAGCGATGGTGCGCCGTTGGTGCCGCGCAGGATGCCGGAATACGTATCATCGCCGAATTCATAGGCCGGCCATCCGCCATTGAGCGCTTCGGTGCTATTGCTGTTAGCCGGTTGTATTGGCTGCTGGTTCGCGAGAGTGTCTTCCCCGTTGAGTTGAATCAGTCCATTGGAATCGAAACTGAGATACATCGCGGAAGCATTCCGAATGCCGCGAACAATGTCGCCCGCGCTCCGCCGGCCTGTCAGCAGAAGGTTGCACTGGTAACGAGGAATGGTAGTGCCGTTCCCATTGACATCCACAGTGGAGACTAGTGCGTTACATCGCTGCCCCACCGTGTAAAAGGTGGGCAAGTCCAGTTGCGCGAGGTTCCAACTACTACGCAGAAGAGCGTCCAGGAGCACCCAAGCTGGATTATTGGTGAACACAGTGCTGACATAGTTCCCGCTGGCGTCATACTGCGCGAGCTGAAGACCTTGAATCAGAACATCGACCTGGGGGAATGAGTTCCCATTGGAAATCCAGTTGGGCACCACGAGCGACAGAAACGCCATGCTGCCGTAGGGATCGCCCAACGGCTGTCCTGAAGAATTGCTGAAGTCCGGATTGAAGCTGCCGTTCCTGGTTCCCAAACTGATGACGTTATACCAACCCGTCGCCGTCATATTTGTCCCGTTCACTCCGACTGGGATCTGCGTGTTATTCACGATCACTGTGATCACGCCGCTGATTGGTCCAACCCCCAGCAACACTTCGAAGTGGGTGAGATTTCCATCGTTTCGAGCAAACACGATGGGCGGCTGATACCATCCGGTCCCGTAGATCAGCGGGACGAAGTCGTTGTAGAGCGCTTGATTCGGCAGAGGCGTGGATAATTGCGAGGTTTTCGAGCCATAGCTGCGTACCAGAATCGACGCCGGTAGAAATTCAATGCCGCCAAACCTGCGCGTGATGTTATTCGAGGCGTCCTTATCGAACATCCCTCTCTGCTGGCATTGGACGCGCGAATAATCGCAAGAGGTGTACGGTGCGCCGCCATTCATATTTCCCACGCCGCCGCTTTGATCCGGGGAATACCCGCATCGATAGAACGGCGAAAAGGCGCCCTCTGCTCCGCCGCTGACGGCCTCCTGCCGCTGGGTGGCAGTGCTGGGAAACTTCCAAGGACACAATTTTTGAATATGGACTTCGGGCAAGAATACTCGCTGCAAGTTCAGCGTGTTCGTGAAACTGAGCCGCAACGTCGATTCAGTGGATTGATCCGGCGGATTTGCGATTCCACGAAAAACCACCTGGCTGTCCGACGCCACCACCTGATTGGTTAGGTCGAAGAATACGAATGTAACGGACAGCTTCGATCCTTTCCATCCGATATCGCGTTCAATTGAGGAAAGAAACGAGTCGGCGTTAGCTAACGTAATGGAGACCGTAGAGACCCCGTCCGTCGCGGCTTCCGGGCTGGAGTTGAGATCGAAAACATTGTTCTTGAGCACACGGCTCAAATACTGCGCGCTGTTCACAGTGACGTTGTGAGTGCTCCAGTGGAGAACATCACCGGTTGACAGCGTGCAATCGAACAGCAACAGCGGCGTGCCGGGAACTTCCAGCTCTTTCAGGACGTTGATCGTGGACATGCGCTATTCGCGTTTACTTTCGCTGTCGAGTTCAATTCAAAGTGCTGATCAAGTCGATCTGACAGGAGTTCTGGTTCGGCGCGGTCGCAACAAATGAAAGCGAATCCGAGGAAAACCGCGTCTTGGAATAGACCCCGCCAAGGTCGATGGTCTTTTTGTAAAGTCCCGCCCCGGGTTGTGCTTCCACTTGCGCCCCGAACGCCTCCACTTGGACTCCCGCCGGCAACTGCACTCCAAAGGCAATTCCGTTCTGTTGAACCGAAAGGCTTCCGGAAACTGTCACCCGCGTCCACGTCCCGCTGGTGGTTACCGCTGTTAGCGTGGTCTGGCCTGTTGCCGCCACAACCAGCTGGATTGTCGCGGGCACAGCGCTTCGCACGTATACGCTGAAACAGTACACGAACATACTTGACCCGTTGGTATTCTGAACAACCTGTTGCGTCGTTTGCGCGGTGTTCGTGAGTTGCATCGCGTCGCTGCCGCCCAGTGGATCCTGCACGCCGCCGCTCACCTGCAATAGCGGATCGGCCGTCCACACTGCCTGCGTCCAGTCTTCGCTCCACATCAACAGATTGTCCGTGGGATCTAAAAAGGTAAATGTGTTCAGTTGCCCTTGGGCGGCTTCAAAAAGGGTTTCTAGCGACGATCGTTCGCCGTCGCTGAGATCGGAATATCGAAGCCGCCACTGCACTTTCTGTGCGCCCGTATCGGCCATGCGGATCGTGAAACCGCTCGCTAGTTGATTGGCCACAGTGCGCATATTGGTATTGCGCGCAATGGGGAACTGAGAGACGGCGCCGGTAGTGAGTTGAGGATAGTTGGGCATGTCAGCTTCCGTTCTCCAGCACAGTCACCGACGTTTGGCCATTCCATTCACCCGCCAGCACCGCTGCCATGTTATCGAGCCCGAAGCTGCAGCTTGGATAACTTGTCTCGTCCCAGGGATCCGTAAAAACAAAGTTCTGTGCCGAGCCAGCCATGGCGCGGAAAAACTCCTGGAATTGATGTAGCTCGCTCTGATCCAGCAGACTAAGCTGGATCACCCATCGGTGTAGCGGTAATTGGAAAGCACGGAAACGTTGCTCGGACCCATCCACGAATTGCAGCGCCGTCGTCGAGAACTGCACGCTGCGTTGGGCTGGGTACTGCATGACAGCCCCCGTCTTTAATGTTGGAAACGCGCTCATATCTACAGCCCGGAAATAACGTCGTTCAATGAGTTGGAATTCAAGATTGCCTGCTTCACCGCCATCGCGATGTCATCGCTGTGGTCCAGAAACGATTGGCTATCCATCGCATTTACTTGGATGGTTACTTGGGGCGACGCGCCGGACGATTGCGCGCGCGGCTGGCCCGTTTCTCCATAGCTAACCGGCGCAACTGAACCAGGCGCGCTGCCGGTGAGCCCCGCCTGCGATTGCACGGGTGCCGGCAACATGAACGGCAACGGCACCGCGAGCGTTTGACCGCCGCCTCCTCCGAACAGGCTCATGATTCCACCAATCAGCGGTGATAGGCTACTCAGGCCGCCGCCCAGAAAGCTCGACGCAGCGCCTTCAACCGTGCTCCGGACCGAAGATCCGGTGCTGGCCTTCGACGTCGTGTTCTGGGTTACCGCTTGAGTATTGTCCTGCAATGCGCTGATTTGCGATTGCTCAATGGAGCTGAAACTGCTGAGTTGCGTCGTCAAAGAAGTCAGCTGCTCAGTAACATCCGAGTTGCCACCTTGGGTCAGACCACTCCCGACAGTACTGCTCACTCCGCCTCCTGTACTGCTGCCCGTGGACGCGACCAGTTGCCCGAGTAAGTCGCTTCGGGACGCTTTCCCGGCGCTGCTCGCCGGCAAAAGATCTTCCCATTTACCTTTGGCCATTGCTGCTTTCCGTCCTCACTTCGTTTTCCAGTACAAAGATCGCCTCTACCAGACGAGCAGGCAAGTCATAAACGCTACCCGCGCCAAGCAGTTTCCACGCATGGAACTCCTCCAGCAGTGCGATGCTTTCCGGCGTAATGTACGATGTTGGGCAGGTAGTGAGGGACACCCTTCCCCGTACCCACACAATCTGCGGAATCGAATCGGCATCATTCGGCAGCCAGCCGCATCGGCGTCGTCTCTCCAGACCGCTCCTTCTGCATGTGTCGCAGTTCCACGCGGCCTTGTTACCAAGTTGAAAATGGAACGCGACGATCAGTTTTTTCTTTCTGCCTCAGTGAGACCGCACTGCTCTTTGATCGCGCCCACCACCTCCCGCGCCAGGTCTTCTGGTCCCTTTTCCAGTAAGTGCACCGCAGTGGCAGCCACGCCATCAATGATCAATCCATCCACCCTCACCAAGCCCCACTGTAGGTACATAGCGTCAATTTCCTGTGCCAGGATGTTTGCTTCGATCTTTTCGTGCAACTCCGTACCAGCGTCCAGGAACTCTGCCTTTCGGCTGATCTCCCGAACTCGCCTGCTCAACTCCATGCGCCGCCCAAACGAGATGCGGTGAATCGCGAAGCGGACGCCTGGCGCAGACTTGGACTCAATCGAGATTACGCTGTCATAGTGCACGCTGCCGTCGGATTGGACTGGGCCTCTTGGGGCAGCGCTTCGCTCTTTAGCCGAACGCAACATAAATCTCATCATTCACGCTTCCTTGTGCTCGACAGGTTTGAAATTGCCACTGCTGCCTCGCCAGTGAATCGTCGAAAGTTGGTACCCCAGGTACAACGCTAGTCATGTAGATGCCCAACAACTCGCCCTGCTGTTGGCCAAGTTGCATCATCATGCTGATGGGCGACCTTTGGCGGGCCGCCTGATATAGTCCTGCCGTGGCCGTATCATCCATTTGGAAAATGCTGAAGTTAATGGACACAGTCCGCTGTCCGGGGGAAATTGTTTGGGGCAATATCGCGCCATATTCACGCGCTCTCAACTCCAGATTGTTTGCGAAGGTTACCTCGGCATTGGTTAAGGTGAAAAAACGCGAGGGCGAGCTTCCCAGCCAGACCTGGCCGAGGTTTCCCGGAATGATCGAGTAGCTAATCGGCGAGACGCTGGGTTCCCCCGGAAAAGCCGACAAGCCAAATTGGCCGCTTTGAAAGCTGGTCGTGTCTACCAGATCTTGTGCTTGTCCGCTGAAGTCAAATTCGTGGAAATCGCCGTTCAGCTTGATGGAAAGTGTATCCACCGCCATCCCCGCCAGCACGCGTTGTACTGCCGTCGCAGGACTCCAGTAGTCGAAGAGCGTAAGGCTGGAAAGACTCTCGGCCGTTTGATACATCGTTGTCGGCCCTGTTTGTGAACTCGTCAACGGAGTAACTGAAAAAGGAGCATTGAGTTGAATGGTGTTGGCATCCACGATCACCGTGACAAACCGAATCTCCCCGCCGCTGGTCACTGCCCCGCCCGGACCTAACCCATGCGCCGTGGTGAACGCCACCGTCGAGGTTCCGCTCGTACTTGCTACCGTGCCTCCCGGCGATTGTGCCCCCGCCCCGCCCAGACACGCTTGAAATAGGGGCCCGTGGGGCGGCGCAACGCTAGGATTGCCCCAATTCGCCATGTACGTCTTTAGCCCGAAGCTGGTCTGTATTCGCTGCCCGCTGGGATTCCCAGCAAACGTTCGCGACCCCGTTTTATCCGCGCGCTGGACCTTTTCCCACTGTTGCTTGGTCGTCAGCTTCACCGCGGGAATTCGATTACTCGCGCTGATGGCTGCGGCCGCGCCGTAGCTGTCCTCCAAAGCGACGTAAAACCGATTGTCATTCGAAAGGATATAGGACATAGAAAGTCTGACTACGCGCCCGCTAGCCCGCGCTGATCTCCAGAGTAAATGCCACCTTCGCGATTTGTAGAAAGTTCCGCCCACCGTGCTTCACGCCGCTAAAAGTAACCTCGTATCCGCCATCGAAGAGGACGCCGTCTCCCCAGTCCCCGCGGCTGTTGTCCAACACCTGCGTAATGGCGTCGACATACGCCTGCAGGTTGGTCTCTATCTGATCCAAACGATCCTGTGACACACGAGCTTCCACTACCATCTGTGCATCTCCGGAAAACGTCCGGAACTTCTCCCGAAGCTGGTTGACCACCTTATTGCAATAAACGTAAATCAGAGGATAGTTACTGATCGTGCTTTGCTCGGCCAAGTCTGGCGCCACGTTCTGCCCGATGATCTGCTGCGGCCCTACGGCAGTCAGCTGCATCCCCTGCTGCAGGACCAACGCTTCCACAGCTGCCGGCACGCCATCATCGGAAGCCAACACTCCCAGCACTTTCTTTGTGCTGGAACCTGCAATTTGCAGCATGCTTAGCCCCTTTCCATCACCCGATGATCCACAATGAACCACGTCGGTGGTTGGCCCGTCGGCAATGGCGCACCCGGATTGGGCCCTGAGGTCATCGTCCAACTACTACTCGTACCCACGGCATTTTGGCTTTGCAAATTCAACGCGGCCGGTGACGTTCCAACGTACACGTTCCAGCTCGTTACGTTTGGTGGTGGCCCGCTGATGCTCACTACAAGTTGCTGGCCGGCGGACGTGCCCAACTGGGCAAAATTGCTCGGCGCTCCTTCCTGACCTCCTGTGTTCACCCAGGTCACGGCGACGTAAAACATTCCTCCGCCCGCGGTTCCCGCCACGCTTGATAGCACGGGAATACAGCCTTTCGGAACGGGATCGGCCACTAGTCCCACCCCGAGCTGAAAGTAAGTCCGCGCGCTGGCCTTTGCCAGCTGCTCATATTCAGCCCACTTACCCTGATAACGATCGTTGAGCTGGTTATTGTATGCGTCGCGATAGATCAGCGAAAGGGTTCGGTGAACATGCCATTGCCGCAACGGCTCGGTGACAACAACGTCCCTCACTCCCTGCACGCGGCGAAAAGCCAACGAAAAGTCCCGGAGGGACGCCCGCCGGAATAGAAAGAGCAATAGCTCATTCGCCACGTCCTGCTGCGCAAGCAGAAGCTTCGCCCCTAAGTCGATACTCTCTGTCGAGGCGACATTGAGAATGGCGTTCTCGTAACGTTGCAAGTCCGCCGCGTCGCTGAGGGGGCCGTCGCTAAATAAAGCCATCGTGGTAACCGGCTCCTACCGCTTTTCAGCCCGCGTGGCGCTCTTCATTGCTCGAAGATCCGCGTCGGAAATTACGTTCACTTGAACCTTAGCCGCCATTAACCGCTGTTCCGCTTCCTCCATCGCCTTTCGTGCGGCAGCTCGAAACTCGGCGGATTCCTCCGCGGTCGCCAGGTGAGCGTACCCCTCTAGAATGAGCCGCGCTGCAACACTTTTCGATACCTCGGCGAGTTGCCCGGGGCGTCCGCCGTCAGGCGTTTCGTGACTGACCACAATCACATGGGGCCCCGCAATCTCCTGCTCGATTTTCCGTAGCTTTTGAAAAAACACACGTAGATCCATCCCGCTCCTTATTGACCGCGGACAGACGGCTTCTGGCGTCCGTCCGCGTTACCGATTCCGACCCCTTGTTGCCTAGCTGTTCACCTGCACTCCGAACGAGTTTCGAAGAACCGCGGTTCCGTACAGGACATCCACTGTGAATTGCTGTCCCAGCGTATTCGGCTGATAGCTCATCACCACGCGGATTCCAAAGTTGCCCATTTCGGCGTATTCCGCAATAGCGCCGGTTCCTGGAAGTGGCTGGGGGAGTCTCCGAATTACCAGTCCAATTGCATCTCTCGAAAAGGCCAGGTTGTGAGTGTTCACTGGCCCGCTGCCCGTCTTCTGCACCAGCTGAGACCGAAACACGAAGAAATCTTTGATCTTGCCCACTGCGCCGTCAACCAGTGCCCGCAGGCCGGCATCCCCGGCTGAATAATATTCGCTAAACCGGGGAATCTGTCTCATTGCTGAGTAACTCACCGGATCCACTACCAGGTACTTACTAGCAACGGCCGGCACCTTCGACTGGAACAATGCCGTCTCCGCTTCGTCTACGGTGGCTTCCGTGAGCGCTATTCCCGCGGTTCCCACCGACGTATTCGAGGTGAATTGCGCGTACAGGCTTAGAATGTCCGTTTCGATCCGTTCCGCGATTGCCACCACGGCCGGTTGCATGTACAGCTTCAAAAGGTCTGGCACCGCCAGCACCTTCGTGATATCGGGAATCTGAAACGTCGCTTCGGCGTGCGTGTTCAGCACAATCTGCGCGTTTCCTAGGTTCGGATTCTGCGTCTGAACCGTGCCGCCCTCGGCGATATTGTTTGCCACTAAGGTCGGAGGAATCGGCACGTTCACCGTATCTCCCGCGTTAGCCAGCGTAGGTTCATAGTCACGATTGACTAAATTGCCCATCACCAGGTTGCTCACCAGCGCCGGCAAGGCGTCCACTGCAACCAGCTTCACGATCGCATTTGCTACATTTGCTGATGTAATTGTTCCCATTCACCTTCACCTCGTTTTGTTGTTCTTGAACCTACCCCGGGCCACGTGCTCTTTCAGCCGCCTGCCGGGCGCCCTCTTCACATGCCTCGCAGTGCTTGACTCGCCACTCTCGAGACCTCTTGGCGCACCTTCTCCAGTTCTTCCGGACTCATGCCCGGTCGAATCTTGTCCAGATCAAGCGCGCCTGTATTCGAGGCAGTTTTGGGCCCCGATCCCATTCCCGATCCGCCCGTGATGCGGGCCGGCAATAATTCGGGATTCTCCTGCACAAATTGCTTCAGATAATCGCGCAGAGCGACTTCCTCAGGACCGCTGCGCGCGATCAACTGGCCATCGTCGCGCCTTTGAACGTCATCTCTCACTGCTCGATACGCCAGGTCCACTTTGACCACGCCCAGCCGTTGTAGCTCCGCGCGAATCGACGAGCTTCGCTCGGCTTCTTCCGCCATTTTTCGGCTGCGGGCATTTTCTTGGACCAGATCGTTGACTCGTTTCTCCAGGTCCTCGCGCCGCTTGCGCTCGTCCAGGAGTTCCGCCTTATACGCGGGCTCCGCCTTTACCTGCTCGGCATGCACAAACTCATCGATTACTCCCCGTATCAGGGACCTCAGCTCCGTCCCATCTGCCTTTTCCTCTTCCATATGCCTCCCGTTAATGTGCCGTACGCACTCATGCGTGCCGCATTCACGCTCTTGTGAACGTCTGGTCGCTCTTACTCCTGATCGATCTCGTGCCCGATCCGGTCCTTCACTTCCTGCCGTACGTCGCACAGGAATTGAAATGCCAGCTTCTTGAAAACTTGCTTTTTCAACGTCGGCGAGTTGATGCCTAGGTTCAATAACTGCTGGGCGTCTTCGAGCTCTGTCCCGAAATCGCCGATGTCGAACTCATCCATCCCCGACACGTCGATGCTCAATCCGTCCTCGCGTGCAGCCTCAACAGCCCGCAGCACCCGCTTGATCGAATCTTTCACCGCATCGCCGTAGGCGCGTAACACTTCCTGTGTGATGGCATAGTCGCGTTGCTTGCTTACACCCGACTGCGTGGCATTTCCAGACAGTGCCCCGCCCGCGTGGCTGACATAGCACACCCGGTAAATCTCTTCTTGCAACCTCGTCAGATTGTCAGCCGCGATCTGGTAAACGTTTCCTTGAGGCTCCGTCCATCCAAATCGATCTTGCGGACCGAGCTGAATGTAGTACGACTCTCCCATCACCTGGTCCCAGTCGCGTTCCGAGTAAATCACCGGCATCGCGAACAATCCCATCGTCAGCGCCCATCCCAAAGCGTTGGACTTGTTAAAGTGCTCGAGTTGTAGCGATGCCGCCTTGTTCAATAGCCACAGCCCTTCGGATACTCTGAGCTCCACCAGCGGTACTCGTGACTGCTTGGCCAGGCCATGGCGTCCTTCGGCTACAACTTCTACCGGCGCTTGTCTCGTCCCTTCCTCCACTTGCTCGTAAATCCGGTACTTCTCCTTGTCGTAGTAGACCCAGCGCGTTTGCTTCCACCACCCCGCGTCTTCTAGCTTGTCCTTGCGCAAACTCTGCGTTCGCAGTACCACCCACTGATACTGCCCGTGATCGTCGTAACTCCAGTTGATAAGCTCATCGGCGGCGTAACTGACTAAGTAAGCTCGCGACGCCCCCCGTTCATCCTCCTCGGCTCGCGTGCCCACTGTTTCGTTCAGCCGGGGGAAGTCGATTAACACGTAGCTCTTTCCGCATACCAGCGCCTCCACAAACTGTCGCCGGAAAAACTCGCAGACGTTCGTGCCCTTCAGATCGCAGTCCTCCGCAAACATGCCAAAGAACTTCTTGGACAGCTCGCCGTTTCCTTCAAAGTTCAATACTGGTTCTCGCCGGAAGAGCGTAGCCGTATACCAATCCACAATGGAACCGACGTAGTTTTCGTAGAAGCTCCGGCTTAGCCGTTCCACATAAACGTCGCCGGGTTCTTTCTGCCGGCGGACCAGGTACTGATCGGCACTCGCGATGAACTGTGCACCCCCGGCATAAAGGTCGCGATACTGCCTCCACATCGCCCTCTTCGCCGCATACTCCGGATGCTCGTGTGTGATATCGGGACCAACGTTGCCAATGTTCATCAGTTGTTCTTTCCCCGCTAAATCAGCCGCCGGCTCTGCTCGCCGAACAACGGCCGTGGTCCGCACTCCTGCCAAATCAGGTAACCCAAAGCGTCCGATAGGTGCGTCCTCTTGGTATCCCGCTCTTTATCGATCACGCTCGTTTCAGGTTTGAACGTTACCTCTTCGAAGTCCGCGATCAGCCCCCTGCACCGTGGATCGATCAACAACCTCACCTCTTCTCCGGCCGAAAACAATTTTGCGTTCACCAGAGCAACCCGCTCCCGAACACTCGGATTGCTCGCCGGCACGCGAAACTTCAAGCTCCGGTACGCCGTCTGTCGAAAATAGTCTTTAATGATCCGGTAATCCGTCGTTCCAGCCGTCTGCAGCCGCTGCCCGGATGCGTCGCCGTAAATCACAATACCCGCCTGATGATTCGGATACCGCGCGTGAAACTCCTCGCACGCCTGCAGAGTACTGGCCCTGCTGAGCACCACTTCATCCAGCACTAGGATTTCTTCGCCCCGCCTCTGCGCCACAATGGAGCTCATCGGATCCACGTTGAAGTCCAGGGCCCAGAACAACGGCAGCGCGCCATCAATCTCTACTGTCCTGAGGTTGCGCTCCCGTTGGAATCCTTGATACACCACGCCGGCCTGGACGTTGAGATACTCACCCAGCGCTTCCTGTTCAAAGAACCTCGCATCGTAGCTGCCTCGCAGCCGTTCATAAAAGTCCGGGATCTTGTCAAGCACATGCCTGTTCTCGAACGGCTTGGCTACCACCACGTCGTATCCTGCTATCACATTCCGAACGAACCTCCGGTACACCCAGTCAAATCCTTTCGGGGTCCATACGGCGAATCCGCACAAACGCGCTGCCCTTGGATCGCGCAACCGGCCTTCTAGCCGCAACCACGCGTCTTCCGCCGTATAAGTCAGCTCGTCCAACCCAAACCAGGCTAAGTTCGTCCCGCGCAGCCGTTCGAAGTCGTCCACCGCGCGAAAATAGATTCGCGAGCCGGTGTCTTTCATCAACAGCACTGATTCCGACTTATTCAGCTCATGTCGGATCCGGTTACTCTCCAATACCTCTAGAAAGCTGGTCAAAGTGGCGTCGCGCAGCATTGGATACGTAGGCGCGCCAATCAGGCCCTGTCTGCCTGGATTCAAGTAACTGAGGCGGATCGCTTCTTGGCACAGCGCTTGACTCTTCCCCGAACCAATCGGCCCTGAAAACCCTTTAAAACGCGCCGTCGAAACATGAAACTTACTCTGCGAAGGGAGTGGCGCATAATTTATTTCAATCCGCAGCGTTTTTCCGCTGGATCTTTCCACGTGACGATGATCTCCCTCGGCTGCTCCTCTTCTTCCAGCTCTCGTTCCAGCTGGGTCAGCCGGATAAAATCCGCCAGCGTTACCTTACTGTTCTTGAGATCGAGCCGCTTTTCAATGTCGATGAGCAGCTTGGTGATTCGCTGCCTGCGGGTGCCTTTCAACCGTCTTCGTGGTTCGGCTCGCAACGGCTGTTGTCCGCTCGGTGCGTGTGTCGCCATGTGGATTCCAAAAAAATGGGGCGCCTCCGTTTCCAGAAGCGCCCGCAA